CTGCGATCCAATTAGTTCCTTTAGATTCAAGAGATAGAAGCATTGCGCCCCATTGTTCAGAATGTGGATTTATACCTACAGATACCTCCCCCTTAACACAGTTTTCCATGAGATGGGCCATAGTAACCATGTAGTACTTTCGTACCAGGAGAGTCAGATCAAGAGGTCCGCAAGAAAAGACGCGAGTTTTACCATCGCGTACTTTCTCTATTGGACGGCGTTCGTCTTTTAGTGTGTCTAAAACAACAAAACTTGGAATTGTATTATTAGATAGTAGCTTCTCACGTTCGGCTACAGCACGTTCCAGCAATTCACCCATTTGGTAGGTAGGGTGAATGCCAGAAAGATATTCAGTTTTGGTACCATTGAGACAATATGGGTACCCGGCAGAAGTAGATAGATCAATTCGGCGAATAATTGATCCAGGTATACCATTTATCATTTCGTGATGAGTCAACACAGGATTCCTGAGCTTGAAGGACGAGTGGTAAGCATTGATCGTACTTACGAGGTCCCTTACAGCTAAGTCAACTATATCACGATCCAAATGTATATCTGGTGTAAATCCTTTGGCAAGACCTAAAGCCATAGGATCTACAGAGCGGCGAGACAAAAGAGACGGAATTGTAGTAGGTTCGGTAACCTGACCATGGATAGCGGATTCCACGATCTTTGTAGTAGACGGCATAAATGGAGTAACACGGTTACCAATAGTTCCTAAAATATCAACATTAGATGAATATGTGACAGCAGGATCGGTTTTACCAACTTTAATATTAACTTCTTGGACACCTAACAATTTCGGAAAATGCTTTTTAAAAACAGAGTAAATGTATTCTTGTGACAATATATTACACCAGCCATTACCAACATCACCAATTATATGAAATCCAATTATCTTTCGCGGCATCATTCGGTCTGAAATGCATACAGGCGCACCACAGTCCCCAGCAACAGTGTTCCCTCGATACGTAACCCCATGATCTTGTATCGACATCTCACTATCACCAGTTCCTGGCAGCGCCCAGTATTTAATTTCGCTTTGGGTTTGAAATTCGGCAACATTAACATACGCAGCAGTATTTACATCGTGTATCCGCAATAGATAACCTTCATCAAATGAATCAGCAACATCAGTTTCCTTCAAAAAGAACTTAACAATTTTTCGGTACGGTTGAATGTCAGTAAGTTGAACAAATACGATATCGACTTTTGGATCAATGAAATGTGGAAATTTAGAAAGATTGAACTTGTAGTTGAGCAATGTATCAGATTCTAGTGTTATAACTTCTTTTTCGCGATCTCCTACACCGTTGTATAAATGATTTGGAAAAATGAGTATTTGACTTCCTATGAAAATGCCTTGTAATGTATGACCTACAGAGTTTTTAACGCGACAAACATTCTTTCTTAAGACCCCCAACACGTCAAGTAAGCATGGGTCTCTAGCGGCTTCGTGACGACTTACACCGTAATCATTATTCAGTAAAATTTCTTCGACTAATTCTTTTCGTGTAAGATGATAAGTTTTGACGTTCTCAACGATTTGATCGGCGAGATATTTTGTGCAATCGTAATATGGACAGTTCTTTTGTTCTTGTGACATATTTTCTTCAGCGATTAACCAATTTCGTTTGCATTCTGGACATGAATATTCAATATTTAATTTGAGCAACAGTTCGCGCAGATCCGTGGTACTTAAATCTGCTTCAACCTGTCTCCCTTTACGTGGACGTTTAGGTGCTGGTTTGTTAGTACGCTCGTCTCCAGAACCGAAGATAGCTTCGGAGGCTTTGAATTCAGTGGTATCATCTTCAAACAGAGGCTTGTTCTTCTTGCGAAGGGTAATATCCTCAATGAAGACTTCCAATCCGGACTTATTTACTGCCGGAATAGAATTCTCAGCTTTATCCTGTTTACGATGATTATTGTAGATGCGACGTAGAGCAGAACCAATTTTAT